AGCGCAGTCTCAGTATCACTTTGACTGACATCAGCTTGCACCCAGCCAATTACATCAGCTTCGGTTACTGAGTCATACGCAATGAAGTCAGCAGCATCAGCATCATACGTCAGACCTACAGTGCCATACCTAGATGCAGTATACGTCACAGCATCATCGCCAGAGCCTACAGTCTCTTCGCCAGTGCAACGCCAGTGCGCAACATTGATACCGCCATCAGCTAGCACACGCTCGGTTGTTGGGATGGTCCATGTAAATGTAGCAGCCATTGCTTACTCCTTACGCAAACACTGCGTTACAAACAGCTTGTACGTTAGAAGGTTCTGATGACCAGTCATCGCCAGAGTTAATTACATGACGGTGATACGACTGTGAAATCACAGCGCCGTCTTCAGAGATAGAAGTAGCAGTACGCACCTGTACGACTGTAGTGTCGCCAGAGGTTACTACTTCGATTTTGTCTGCTGTTACGCTTTTAGTTAGTGACATTGTTGTCTCCTGTTAGTCTGGCCCCAGAGTCCACTGAGGCTATTTAGGGTTATGCTGTTGTGTAGTAAGTACCCGTTATGATTAAAGAGTTTTTATTCGATGCGGTTCCTGTGGTTAAATCATTTACTGATACTGAAGATGTTGTAGCGCTAATTGACGCCTTGTATTGCAACGTAATAGTGTTAGAGCTTACAAAAGCAAATTGAGGATCGTCACCGTCAAATTGATTGGAAACTCCAACAGCTAATGCCGTTAACACGGATGATGTGAAAGGCAGTCCGCTTATAGATAAAGAACCAGCCGCGGTTCCAAGATCTACATCACTTGTTCTAATTTGACAAGAAACGTGAACGGCGTTTCCTACCTTTGTGTATTTAGCATGGACAACATCCATTGTCATAGTTGTAAACGAACCGGTCTGTGGCGTATAAACTGGAGTCCACGTCCCTTCTTCGTAGTCGTCTAGCTTGTTCGCCGCCGCAGTACCGCCGAGGTACGCACCGCCTGACAGGTAGAGGTCTTTCCATCGGAAACTACTACCGCCTAAGTCTTCTGCGCCATCTTGAGCTACACCAGACGTGTTAGTCGATACCAGACCAACACTTGTTGGTTTTACGCCGAACTCAGAAGACGCAAAATACGCATTACTACTGTTGACACCAATATTACCGACTGTTGAGTTGTCCTTGCGGAACTGAACAATACCTCCATCGGACGTTTTACGGTTAAAGAATGCCGCTTCGGCTCCGTCAACGCTAGCTGTTACGTATCCAGAAGAATTCAACTCTACACCAACATTAACAGCACCTGTTGAGGTCTTGCCAACCAACACGTTGCCGCTTGAGTCGATGCGCATGCGCTCAGAGCCGTTGGTGTACATACGCATAGCGTTTAAGCTATTTTGATAGTAGATGCCTTCGCCTGTGGTTAGGGCGTTATTTCCTACCCAGCCTGCCGCTGTATCGCCAGCAATTACAATTCCGTTATAGCTTGAATCGCTGTCTTTAAATCTTGCCAAGGCGCCGCCTGTAGCGTTTTGTAAATCTAAAACATAACTAGGCGAAGTTGTACCGATACCGACGTTTAATGTATCACGATCAAAGGTAATTATATCTCCGCCCGTTGACGTTAGTTTAAGCGTATTAGCAGAACCATTATGCAAAAACTCAAAATACGCTCCACCGTTTTGCTGTTCTGCGAAACGCAAAGCCCCTGCATCGCTAGGGTTGCTACCGTCAGATGTTATCCATAAACGAGGAGCAGACGTAGCATGTACTTGTAAGCCAGCACTGGGAGAACTAGTACCGATACCAACGTTGCCGCTGGAGTCGATGCGCATGCGTTCTGCATAATTGGTATCAAACCGCATATAGTCAGAGGCTTGATCATATAAAATACGTCCAATAGAGTCCGTACCCGATGTACTAAAGTCGATGATTCCACCAGCACTACCATTGAGTTGCATTTGTGCATAATTAGATGCCAACCCAAGATGTACGCCATCGCCTGTTGGGGCATTAGCAATAGAGCCAGAAATTACAGTTGCGCCTGTATCAACAGTCAGACCATCAGCCGAAATACTGCCCGTTACGTCGACGCCTGTGGAGGTGGTTTCTAATTTTTCTGCGTTGTTGTAAAACAGCCGTACAGTGCCGCCGTCACCGTTATCAACAGCAGTTATATAATCAAACCCAGAAGAATCCTGAATACTTAGATTCGTACCTCTAAGAATTAAGTTCCCTGTTCCAGAGTCATGAATACGGCTATTCGATCCATCGTGGAAAATCTGTAGGTCAGAGCCAGCACCGAAGATAGCCTTGTCGTTGTCGCCAAAGGTTACGTCGCCTGTAGTAGCAAAGCCATCAATGGTGTCAATGTAAGCAACACCGTCTACGTACAAATCATTCCACTCTGCGCCGGATGCACCCAAGTTGTAGGTGTCGTCAGCAGAAGGGATAAGGTTGGAAGCAATGTCTGCCGTAACGGTTACGGTATCTGTAGCGGCGTTGCCCAGAGTTGTATTGCCGTTGACAGTAAGCCCGTCAATAGTAACGGTGCCTGTGAATGTAGGGTCTGCGGCGTCTGCTTTGGTAGCAATCGCAGTCGCAATGTTATCGAACTCTGTTTCAAACTCCGAACCACGGATGATCTTGCCAGAGTCACCAGATGGCAACGAGTCTTTTGCCGCAAAGTCAGTGGTCTTTGAATAATTGGACATGGCTAAGTTTCCTCTTGCCTAGCTAAATCAAAATGAGAAAGGGGGCCATGAAGACCCCCGGTAGGTTCTTATGCAGAAGGTACTGCGAGTACGAAGCCAGCTTCTGGACGGTATACTTCAACACCGTACAGGCAGTCAGCAGTGTACAGAGTTGAGAGGTACTCCTGCTTGTACTGAGTCTGTGAACGTACAGACATTTGCTCCGCAAGGACGATAGCGTCACGGTGGAAGAGCATAGCAGCACGAGTGTCTACAGAAGATGCAGTGTTATCTGCAGCAGCTTCGATAGTTGCACAGTTAGCTGAAACGTAAACGTCTACACCGTAGAGGTTACCGATGAGGCCAGACTGGACTGACTGACCAGATACGAAGTCAGAAGACACGTAGCGGTCGATGCCCATGATGGCGTTACGAGTTGCAGGTGGAATAACGAGTACACGATCTTCCATTGGGACGTTGTTGTCGTCCAACTTTTGGATCATGTCACGGAAGAACGCGTCAGTAAACTCATCGCCAGCTACAAGAGTGTCGTCGGTGTACTGAGTAGTTGTACCGTTGTCGTTAAAGAAACATCCGCTGTGCTGGTAGTCAGTAGGCGCTACAGAGCCAGAGAATACAACTGAACCACCGTCACCAAAGCCAGTACCGCAAGAGTGCAGGTCAGTGTCGATCTTAGTAGCAAGAGCGTAACCAGCGTCTTCAGTGTAGAACTGACGAAGGCTAGAAAGAGCCTGTACTTCAACGATGTCTTCGATGAGACGTGAGTACTCAAAGTGACGGTCGATGTCTACAGTCAATTCGCCTTCAGTGTTGGCAATGATAGTAACAGCAGTGTCAGCAGCTTTAGCGTTAGCATCGCCACGGACAGGCTTAGGGATGTGAAGCTTGTCGCCTTTCTTGCCAGACATTGCGATCTTCTTGACAAGAGGAGCCATCTTCAGGTTCTTTTGGTAAGCAGCAATGATCTCATCACTCCAGATTTCTGGAATAAAAGTAGCCGCTTCAGTCTTCGCAGTATTACCAGCTGCGCCCGGATAAGTTGCAGTAGCCATGTCAATCTCCTAGATTATTTGACTCGACCCTCTGCGTAGGCTGTCAGTATTTCCTCTGACAATGCTTGATAACGCTCGGGGTCTGTTTTCATTAGTTTAATAATGTCGGCCCTGCGATATACCTTCTTACGTGATCCCTCAGCACTACCTCGTGCATTGCCTGTATTAGCTGCCTTTAGTGTCTGCTTACGTGCCTGTTTTTCAACTTGGGCAGTTTGCTGTGCAACTGTTTTACGTTCTTTCCAGAGTGTAAACAGTTCATCAGCAGAGTCAGCATCGTACTGTTGGTCAGCCGCTACAAACAACTGAGTCCTAATCTTGGAAGCTTTAATCCACTCTGCAAACTTGGGGTCGCCAAGAATTTCTTGCATATCTGGATGTCTGTTGTTTAGAGCAGCCAAAGCAGCTTGTTTCTTATAATCTGCCGTGTACTGTTCTGCTTCACGTATCTTAGGATGATTCTCAATTGCACGGTTGACAGCCGCTTGAGGATCTGTAAAATAGTCTATATCGTCTTCAGGCTCAACATGTTGTGGTTGAGGTGCTGATTGTGTTTGACTACTAATGTAATCATCCACGACTTTACGAAGTTCACCTACTTCAGAAGACTGACGACCAAGGAGCTTTTCAGCCTCTTGGTGCATTTTAACTACGTCTTCTAAAGACTTACCTTGGTATTTATCTGGTAAGCTAGGTTCTTCTACTTGAGGTTGCTCAACTTCTGCTGTTGCTTCTTGTTGAATCTCGTCTTCTTGTACTTCGTTTTGTTCAATGGCGTCCACGTTTTCCTCTTCAGGTTGTGGATCAATCATCATTGCTCTTGACATTATTAAACTCCGTGATTGTTATCATTGTGGAGACTTCTTTCTACCTGCTTTTTCGTGTTCTTTCACCCACTTCATGTGACGACCGGGGAAGTCCCCTGACGCACCCTCAAGATGAAATGACGGGGCAGATACCATTTTTGTAGCGTTGGCGCCACAACCGCACCTACTGGTTGTAGTACCACTCTTTACAAATTCTTCAAAGACATGTCCGTTTGTGCAACGGAAGTCATATATTTTATACATCTACAGGCTCTTGTTCTTCAGCTTCGGCTTGTTCACGCGCTGCTTCAATAGTGCCTTGAAGATTGATAACAGTTGCAAAAGCAGCTACTTGACCTTTACGGAAATATAAATCTTCCTGATCTTTTACTGTTTGAATATCAGCTAACTGTGTTGCGTTACTGGAAAGCTCTTGTACGAGTTGTTTGAAACCTGCAGAATTGAAGAGTTGGTTGTAGTTGTCAAAGTAAGTTTCAAGCTCGGGAGTCATGATTTCCTCTGTTATTATGTTATATAGTTATATTATAACATATTTTTATGCATTTGTCAAGACTTTTTAGAAGTTTTTCTTCTACGTCCTGATGCTGTGACTGCGTGTTTAATTTTAGCTGGTCCTGTTTTGCGACGTGCAGACGAAGCTTTTTCATCTTTAGTCATTTTAGCTGCGACGGCTTTAGGACGACAAGAAGGATAAGGACGTTTAGACTTAGTAGCAGACTTACGTCCACATGGTTTACCTGTCTTAACGTCTACCCAGTCTTCCTTAAACCATTTTTTAAGGGCAGCACCTTTTTTACTTTTTTTTACGGCCACTTTTGTTACCCCAGTTTTTAGCTCCTACCTTTCGGCATTTAGCTACTGCACCAGAAGCGTACGCAGAAGGCCAGACTTTGTATCTAGACTTAACCTTACGCGCACAAGCGTCGTTAGCTTT